GTCTTTTATTATAATTCCTCTTGATGATAAAAATTCTGGATTAATTGATCTCCAGCCTTCTTTTTCTTCCCACCAAGACTTTAGTATTGGATAATACCTGTCATAATCATTTTTGCTACGAATATTAAATAACTCGTATTTCATTATTTTTTCTTTTTTAATGCACCTAGTTTCATTGCCATTTTTCTTGGGGCAACTTTGCTAACCTTTTTTGGCATTTTCTTTGTTTTGCATTTTTTCATAACTAAGAATTATATTGTTTATACTGATTCTGAATTTCTGCATCAGTTAATGGAGTATAAACTTTTAATGGTCTATCTCCCCTAGCATTATCAGGAATTATATTTAATGAATTTGCAGAACGCAAGCTAAAAATTTTTGGTTTTGGATCCCAGTCTTCTTCAGCTACCATTAAACCATCCCACCTTCTTCTCATTTTAGAATTTCTTACTTTTTGATATGTTAAGTCACATCTTTGGTAATAATCAATTTTAGCCATATTAACTTCTTGCAAAATTATTAATAACCGAAATAATAAAATTAGGAGTAGAAGAAAAACTACTAGTTACAAACCTAATTGCATTTGGCGGTGATAATAAAAAAGTATTATTAGAATCCGTGTTCTGATAAAAATCTTGACCACTTTTACTTAAATTTTGCCAAATATAAGGCACTTCAGAATTATTGTTATAAGTACACTCTGCGGTGTAATTAATAGTTCCACTAATTAAATCAAATCCTATAGAAGCACTTTTACTAGAACATAGACAAAAACTTTTTGAGGCAAAATATCCACTTGTTCCTATGTCCATAGTATCCGCTCCTATTGTTTCTGAAGGAGTTACGCTTGAAATATAAGAATAATAGTTAATGGTGTAAACAGTTTCTGAACCTTCTGGCAAAGTTATTGTTTCGTTTTGCTCTCTTCCGTCTGCATTTAAGCCCACAATAAGGGCAGTTTTACCTGAATGGTCTGTAGCAGAATTATTTAAAATAGCTACTTTATAAGCTTCGCCATTTGGGGTAGCGTTTGTTGATATATTCCAAGACGCACCAGTAACATCATTTGCAAAATAATCTTGGTCTGCATCTATTAATGTATATTCTTTTCTTTCTTGGTTCATATATAAAATATATTATAGGCGGATATTTCACCGCCTAATTTATTATCTTCTTGCTTTAGAAGCAAAAATGTAATCTATTGACATAGTTTTAGCTGCAGCTTCGCCATTTTGAATAGCAAAAGATACTGCTAAATCTTCATTGTCTGGTAAATTAGTTACTACTGACTTACCTAGATAAACTGGACTTACTGAATCAGAACCAGCAAAATACTCAATTTTATCAATTCCATCATAGTAGAATCCAATAGTAATATAAGTATCATCACTTAGAGTTGTGATTGCTGTAGAAGTTGTTGCAGTTGAATCTTTTACAACAACAAAATCTAAGTTAGCATCGCCATCATCTTTTCTGAAATATACACCATCAGTTACTGCCAATGGAGTTGCATCAGTAATTTGAAGACCAATAACTAAATCAGAATCAGTTGCATCAGAAACTTTAAATCTAGTTTTAAAGAACAATTCTTTTCCACTTTCAAATTTGAAGGTTTCTTTTCCTTGTAACCCAACTAAATCATCATCAGAAGCAGTATTAGTTATCAAAAGAACTCCGCCATCTTCATTTGTAATTGCTTGAGTTGCTCCAGAATCTGTTTCGGTAATAGTCCAATCACCTGCCGTATAAACATCAAAATCATTAAAATAACTATGATTTACAGAAGGATCTAAAACTTGTAACTTACCCAACAAATCTGTACTTGAATGGTTATTAACGCCATTTTCAAAATTTGTAGACATAATTTTATAAATTAATTTAAAGTAAGGGGATCTCTCCCCTTACTTATTAGTTATTACTAAGCAATGTTTCCAGAACCAAATAATCCAAATGGGTTAATAATTCCCATTGCATATCTTTCGTCCGCTAAACACATAGTCAATCTTTCTGCGATCTTATCTTCTGTTTTGATTCTTAAAGCTCTTCTCTCAATATGAGTTAGAGATAAATCTTCATCAGTTAAGATAAACCAGTTGCTAGAGTTAGTTAAGTAACGATTGCATACATAACCTTCAGGTAATACATTATAAATTGCATTGATAGCATTGTTTGCATTATCTGGATTGTAAGGTGAAGCAGTAATTTCTTTTGCTACCCATTCATTATTAGGGTGAACAATTAATCTTAACCCCTTTCTGCTAGACTCGTAACCATTATAATCTTTAGAAGTATTAATAATAGTTAATAAGTTTTGAACAGAAGTTTTAGATAATGGGGCAGCCGTAGAAAGAACATTGCTTTGAGTTCCACCACCTTGAGGTAAGGCATGAGATTCACTAAAAATAGCTGAACCGTCCCAAGAAGTTTCTGTATATCCATTGTTAAATGGAAGCACCGCTAAAAGTTCTTTAGTTTTATTGAAAGCAGTTGGAATTTGACCCATTGATCTTTCAACAATGCTAAATGCTTTACCATCTTCAATAGCAGTTTCGTCAACTTGAAATCCAGTAGAAACTACAACTGGTACCATTTGTTTTTGGTATCTTTCTTGTGTAATTTGCATATCTGGAGTTTGACCAGATCCTACAATAGAAGGTGGTTGTAACGCATCAGTTGACACAAAAGTTTCTTGAGATTGGTCAGAAGATATTGTTTTATAACCAAGTTTTTTCCATTCAGAGTCTTTAAGAGGACTTCCTGGATAGTAGCTTTTTACCAAACCTTCGATAAGATTTGTCTGGTAGTTATTAGCTGAAATAAATGTTGAATTAGACATGTTATATTAAAATTTTAAATTAAACTCCAACTGAACCATCAGCTAAAGCATGTTTATTTATTCTTACGATTGCAATTTGAGTATTTGAAGCTCCAACTTCATTACCAATTTCTGGCTTTAAGTCAACCACGCGAACCTGGAAAGTTGCAGTAGTATCAAAAGTAGCTGTTAAATAAGAGCCATCTTTTTTAGCTGAAGCGTTAGGAGCTGCAATTGTAATATTAGCGTTTTTACCAATATCTGCTGCAGTCATACCAGTTACTTGAATTTCAAATAATTGATTTGGATCGTCAGCAACCATAACAACTCTTTCTTGTGAAGCTGGTCTATAACCAGAATAATCAGCATAAGGAGCTAAAGTAACAGAATCAAAACCAATAATAGAACCTAGTAATAAAGAACCACCAGAAGCAGTATCGCCACCAGTTGCTTTAACAATTGTTTTATATTGACCAGCAAGAGAAACCTTGCCATTAATATTAGTTGAACTATTAGAACCAGAAGCCAAAGACACTGGGGTTCCAATAGCGTAAGTAGAAGAGTCAGAAGTTGGAAGATAATATTCTGTTGTTCTAACTAATCCATTTTTTATCGGTTTCATACCGAAAGCTGAATAAGTATTTGCCATTGTTTTATTAATTAAATGTTAAAATAAAAAAGTCATCTATACAAGTCATCTGATAAGTCAAGCAGGAATTGTGGTGTTCAATGTCAGTAAAAAGTTAAAATAAATTGTCTTTTTTAACTCTCATTTCTAAACTATCTTCCTTAGATAGTCCATAAATTGATTTTTTTTGCCTCTCGGCATATTCTTTTTGAATCTCGATCAATTCATTATGAATTTCTTTTCTTATTCTCATAAGATAGTGTTTCCCTGGCTGTCCATCTACTGTGTAACCACCAGTAGGAATCACTTCCCAATCTTCTACCTTTTTCCAACCGACTCTCTCCATAATATGCGGATTGCATGGGCTGTCCTTGTCAGTCGAAGACCATTGATAGACATAATTTTTTTCTTTTTTATCCTCAGGGACATAAAAGCTATTCTGTGTACCAGCGGCAGTTTTTTCTGCCCTAATTCTTTTGATAAAATCCAAAGTTTGAGAGTCTAGCTCTTCTTTATTATTAACCTCTTTATCGTTAACAATTTCTTCAGTTTTATTAGAATCTTTACTATTTTTGATTTTTATTTGTTTAATGTCAAGAGTTTTATTTGTCATTTTATTTATTAATTGATTTAAAAATTATTTTGGTAATGTCGTCTAAAGACTTCCCAGCCAGAGAAACCCCCTTAAAATTACCTGCTTTTGCAGCAGAATTTATCCAAGCCTTACTAGATTCATCTAAATTATTATATGATATAGTAGGTTCTGATTTTTGATTCAGGTTTGTTTTTTGCTCTGTTCTTTCAATATTTCTAATCATTGGTTGTTGTTGTTTTTTAGGATTAAATGCATTTTCAGTTATTTTTTTTGCAGCATTCATTATATCTATTAAGGGAGCATTTGGATTTCTCTCTTTTAAGGTTAATGCCTGCTCGTCAAAAAATCTTGTAATTTCAGGGTCTCTTTTCATAACATCTACAAAAAGATTGTTTTTATAGCTAAATAATTGAATATCAGCTTGTTCATCTAAGCTATATTCTTGTTGTTTTGGCTGTTCTTTTCTATTTAGTTCTAATTTTTGAAAATCAAGATTATTTTTTTCAACTAAAAGCTTTTCATACTCTTCAAAATCTTCTTTTTCATATAGTCCTTTTTCTTTTAAATCCACCATTCTTTTATTTAGTTCCTTCTCTTGCTGGGATACTAATAACTTGCTTTGTTCTTTTACAACATTAGTTAATTTCTCAACATCTTCTTCAACTTTTGTTTTTGGTTTAATTCTGCCTTTCTTGACTAATTCTTCAAAGCCATCAAGACCATAGCCTTCTACTGGCTTTCCATTCCTATCTAAACCTTTGTAAGTTTGTGGAGGTGTGTAGCCATAATCGTCCCAAAGATATTTTTTTTCATCAGGAGTATTTTCGTAAGCTTCTTGTTTTACTTTTTGCTTTTCTTTTCTTGAAAGCTCTTGAAAATCAATTTTACCTTCTTCAATATCTTGCCAAGTAGGTTCAGAATTTTCTTCAAAGTCTGTATTATTAATTGTACTTTCATTATTTTCATTATCATTTGGTAACTCCTGTTTAGATTGTTCTGTATTTTCTGTTAAGTTTTCGTTTTCTAAAGTCATGTTTAATTTATAATTATGTTAATTTCACTTTTTTTCACTACTTTAAAGTAAAGTAATTCCTCACCAATTTCATAAGGCATTATTTCCCCTATAAATGGATCGCAATACACAACATCACCGATTTGTAAAGGTTTGTGTATTTCCTTGTCTTCTAAAATAAAATCTAAAACATACCCAAATTGCCTTGAATAAACTTCATCTTTTCCTACCCAACTCTCACCTTTAGCAGAAACGATTTTACTTTTTCTACACTTTCCAATATATAATATAATTGTATTGGTTTTGAATAATGAAATAGGACAATTTTTTACCTTTTCATCAACTTTTAACACTTCTAAAGCGGTTTTTTTATCTAGCATACTATTTAATTAAATTATTTAAAAAAGCTATTAGTTCTTCCCTCTCTTCATCATTAAGCTCTTCCTTCTTTGCAAGGTTAGATGCTCTTAACAAATCATCGTAGGTAGTTCTAAATTCTCTAATCTGGTTAAATACAGCAATTTCGGCGGGGGTTCTATCTAAATTTCCATCAAATACAGCTTTTGAAACTATCGCAACAGCTTCCTGCATGCAATAATCTTCTTTTTGTTCTAAGTATCTTACATAATGCTTAGTAAGTGGATTATTAAGCCACTGTACTATCGTCTGCAATTGTTTGTCCTGTGTCATTATTTAAGTCAGTTTGTTGTTTTGCTAAAGAGTCAACTTCCATTTTAATTCTTTCTAAAGAAGCTTTCTCTTGTTGAGAAATAGCTTCTGAAATATTTTTAATGGCTTGACTTTCTTTAAGTTTAATTTCCGACATCATTAAATTTAACTTATCGGCTTTTTCCTCAATATCAGCAGCAGCTCTTATAGAAGCTGTCTGACTGTCAATTATTTTAGCATCAGCTTTTTTACTTTCTGATTGAGCTAAAATCATATCTGCTTGCGGAGTTGGCTCTGGGACTTGCATAATATTATTTAATTCTGGCATTCCTAGAGATTCATTTCTTTTCTTCCTTAATTCAAAACCATCATAAAAAGGATCTTGTAACAAAGACTCATATACTTGAGCCTTAGCCATTTTTTGAGATTTAGTAATGTTTGAAGCATCTGTCAATAGTACAATTTCTATTTCATCATTATCAAAATCATCTGCAGGATAAACCTCCTCTGGCTTCGTGTCAGTTATTTTATGATATAATTCTCTATTGTAATAAAGAGAATTTAATCTTCTTCTGACCTTAATTTCTTCTACAAAGCTCTCGTTAAGTAATTTAAATATAGAGTTCTCTATTGAAACCGCATTTTCTGTTAAACCTAAAAAAGTAGTAGGAGCCATGTTAGCTTGTACATTTCCTGTAAGTACATCTCTTAATAATCCAATATCTTTACCTGCCCCTATCATATTTTCTAGTAACGCTAGCATTACTGGGGAAGGTTCTGGAATCGGAGGAGTAAAAAACTTATCTGCAATATTACCGCCCCCTAAAGCAATAACTTTTTTAAATTCACCCATCTTTAGAGTCAATCCACCACCTCTAACATTTAAATCATTAGCGACAAATCCGCCTCCTTTAATTTTAAGGTGCATTGAGTCTATTAATTGATTTATAGAAGTGTTTATAGAAGAGTTAATGTTTTTTAAGAAATAAGGTAAACCCAATCCAAAAAATGAGCCATCAAAGGACGGCATACATCTATAAGCAATAAGATTTACAATTCTATCTATATTATAAATAGAGCCGTCTATTTCCTGTATCCCAAATTCATCAA